CTGTAGGGATCTTGAGGTGCCTACGAATTCTCTCAGCACTCCAGCCAGCCATAGCAACGTAGTCGGTTTGTTCATTGTCAAACGCAAATATCAATGCGCCCGTGGTCATCGTTTTTTACTTTGTTCTTCATATTCTACCAGCCACGCATTCATTTGTTCTTGCCAATGCCCATGTGATCGAGCAAACAGTTCCGGAACGTTTACTCGCACAGGAGTTTCGTACAAGTCTAGTAGCACAACATCTTTGTCTTGAGCACAACTTAATAGAGTGCATTGCAGTTCAGGTCCTGCTCGCCACATGCCGCCTGCATGAGCAAACAACATCCGAGCCTCATATTTTTCTTTCAATACACGTCTTGCGGCCACGTGATCAAAACGTGCTCGTGCGTGAGCAATTAATGCGTCAGTATTCATTGTAGTATTATAAAAGAAATCAGGGCAAAAGTCTACCTTTTGCCCTGATTGAGTTTGCCAATTAGGCTACACTGGCTGCAATAGTGGGTGTTCCCCACGAAGCAGATAAACCTTGAGCAGTTGCTGGTGGGAAGTATGTGACCAAAGTGGTTGGTGCAGTGGCCGCACCAATTGAAGTGGCTGGACTGGAAACTGCACTGCCGCCTGAAATATCAGCAGTGGTACCTGCGCCTGATGATCCATCACTGACCCAGGTTGTGACCAAAGTCAACACTGTGGAACTTGTGGCTGTGGCTGTGGTACGAATATACTCACCGGAATATGGACTGGTGGCATTGTTCAATTGGAATATGGTGGCAGGCGATGCTGTTAGATTATACCAACCTGTTGTGGTGGCTAGTGTAGTCTCTGTGCCACCTGAGCCACTAAGGCGGGTGGTACCAGTATATGCTTGTCCAGCAATAGTTTGGGTGGCAGCGTTTACCCGGCCGGTAAGGTAGATTGACCCACATTGGCCAGCAAGTGTGTTCCAGTCTGGATCAGTGTCAGTACCAGTTGAACTCTTGCCATATTGCAAACGTACAATGCCGCCTGCATTCCAGAAATAACGTGCTTGGTTGGCTGACGGGAATGTCACAGTGTGCGTAAATGTAATGGTCCAAGCGTCTTGTCCTGAACCAGTGGCTGTGGTTTTGCTTGTGGTGCCGGTGAATGTGCCATACTGTGTTCCTGATGCAACCGCGTTACCACGGTTGGTTGTGACACTTGTAATATCTGTTTGTACGTTGGCCAAAATACCAATTATGTTTCCTGTAACAGGTGCTGTTCTTGATGTTATGGTTGTGTTAGTTTGTGTACCTGATGTGCTCAAGTTGTTAACTATTGTGGCCCATTGTGTGGCTGTTACAGTTCCACTGGTGGCCACAGTGGCAATGTCAGTCTGTCCCCATCCTGCATCACCTGCACCTGTACTCCAGACACGATTTAGGCCTGCTGTGGTGTTACCTGCAAAGGTATTGTAATCTGCGGCTAGTATTTGTGATCCTGATGAATAAGTCATTTCTTTTTCCTGTTATTTGATGGTGACAATGGCTTCTACTGTGCCAAGTCCTGCGTCTAATTTATCTACCAATGCGCGACCGATAACATTAAATGCATTTGCCTCTTCGGGTTGAGCAGATCGAGCAATGCCGTCCCCGGCCGAAATCAATCTGTCGCCTTTGCGTACTGCACCTGTAACACGCACAGGCACACGACCTGTCATGGCCACTGGAGGGTGTGTGTCGTTTTCGCCTGCACCACCGTTCATGGTAAATGCAGGGCGTGTAGAAATCACACCAAACACATTGTTGCTGGCATCTGTCCGGACCATGGTAATTTCGGCTGAGCCGCCCAGTTCAACCACTGTACCGGGTGTGTAAACTTCATCTGCGGCAAAACGTTCTGCAACGTCAGCATAAAGTGCTGTGGTTGCTGTGGCAAAAATTGTGTTGAAGTAACTGCCCGATGATCCAATGTTACCAATTGCATTGCCTGCACCGTTGATGATGCCAGTAGCGGCACCGCCGGTGTTTACTGTGATTGTGCCCGAGCAAGCAGTATTAGAATCACTGCGCATGAATTGACTGCTGGTCAAACTATTCAAGGTCAATGCATTTGTTGCATTGCCCCAAACAGCATTGTTAGCAATACCAGTGGCCAAAGTGAGACCTGGGTTAATATCTTGTATGCCCCAACCTCCTCCAATTGCTGTTCCTGGAGTAAAAGTAGAGTATCTGCTGATCATTCCCACAATTGAAGCATTGGAATATAATTCAATTATGGAACGTGCCACAGTTGAGGTGTCTGTTACTGTGGCAACAATAGCACCTGTTGTGCCTGTGCCCGGAGTAAATGCAGGACCTACCACAATCCAGGCAGTGCCTGTGTAAACATTCAACTGTTGATTAACTGTATCATACCATAAATCACCAGCGACATTTGAAGTTGGGGCAGTAGAACTGGCTGCGGCACCACCGATGGTCTTGAACGTAGAGCCGTTGTAGACTTGCATTGTGCCCGACGTTGAGTTCCACCAAAGTTGTCCAGTTAGCGGTGCTCCAGGTGCAGTGGTGTTGGCACCGTTTTCTAGTAGACGAATAAAGTTGTCATCTAAAAATTGCCCGTAACCAGCCCAGTTTTTGCCCACCAGGGTCATGCTGGAATCAGTGTTGATGGTGCCATCTGCTATAACAGCAAAAATTGCGCCATCAGTTAGTGTAATTGTATATGACATGTGTTGCTCCGAATGCTCTATCTATATTTATGCTGTGCTCAAGTTAGTCAGCGTTTGTATGCGCACAGTATAGTCAATCTGTATCTGACGGTTTAAACTCTTTTGTACTGGGTGGAAAATTACATGGGTTAGCAATCTCAAATCGGTTGCACTACCCGCCCAGGCTTTTAGCCCTAATTCATCAAACACATATTCACCGTTGAAATTGGTTGAATTATCAAATGCTTGCTGTCCTGGCGGCTCGCCGTAATCCAACAAACAACTGACCAAAATATCAGTATAAACCTTGCCCGATGTATGTAATACAGACATGTAGTTATTGGTAGGGTCTGTATCAGCGGCCGAATTGTCATCAACTACTTTGGCGTAGGTTTCGTTGTAAAGATCGGCATTGATGCCGGTGGTGTTTGGGGGCAAATAGGTAATAATGCCAGTGGGATCCACGCTGGATCCTCCGTTGCCAAATGCCATTTCGTAAATCCAACCACCGCCTTGTGCGCTGGTACGATTACTGAGAGTTTCAGCAAGACTGATACTCATGTTTTCATAATGAATAGCGTTCTTTTTGTCCACAAAAATTTCGCCGTTATTTGGGTCAAATATTTTGACAAATCCTTCAATTTTTACCATACCCGGAGAAATCATGCTCTAGTCTCCACAAAAGTTTCTTGAGTTTTTGGATCAAAAATCTTTACAAAACCTGTAACCGAAACTGAACCCGTTTCGTTGGGACGCTTTGGTTGTGAGTTTGTTTCTTGTTTTATAGGTTGATCTTTTTGTATCATGTTTTATTTACCTTGTTCTTTAGCCTCTAAAAAACTGTGCGGCCACAGTGTCAGTGTATTGCAAGCCTACACCATCGTACGCTGTGGTAGAGCCGGCGCCGTACCAGCCCAGTCCTTGACGTATTTGGATAGTTACTTGGTATCCTGCTGTGGGTGCTGTGTCAAACTCTACAGTAACTGGATTGTCACCAGTTACTGTATACCCGCTGGTTTGTAACAAACCACCTACATACACTAAAATGGCCTGTGCATCAAAGGTCGAATCTTCTAAACTTAGATCAACGTCTGCTGTAAAGATTGTGGTGGTTCCATCGGCCAATGTATCGGAGCCTACATATTGATTTTGATATATTACCGGTGCTAGGTTGTCACGACTTAAATTATAAACTATTGAATCTACAGAATGCAAATCAACTGCGGTTCCTGCAGTTCCTCTCAAGAGGCTGCTTACTGTATTTGCTATTAAATCACGTTCACGATACATGATGCGCTCACCATTAACAGTCAACACACCCCAAATGTTGTTGGCTAAATCAGGCTCTGCAAGAGCGCCAGCATTGTCTACATATACAATGTCATCATTGGCATACAAAGTTTGAGTCAATGTAGTGGTAGTTGCTGGGGTCATTCTATAGGTGGCCTGTACTCCACGCATGTCTTGGAAGATACGCAATTCAAGTCCTGATACAGGATCAGTTTCAAGAATAACAATCACTGCACCTGCTGCCGGAGCAGTATTAAAAGTAACACCTGCGTTTACGCTGTCCCCATAATCAACAGTGTATTCAGTAGGAGAAACTACAACATTGTTGACCGCAACTTCCACTTCCACAGATGCAGTAGGAGCGGCATATGGCCCAGCATCGCTGCCATCACCAGTGTACGTTGTGATTTGACGTGTGTAAACACGGAAGTCCATGGTATCAAATATTGCACCTGGCACTAATTCTTCAGGAGCATGACTTTCGTAAGGTCCAACAAATTCGCCACCATCTACGTTGATATCAGTTGCTAGAGTTCCTAGATAAGGGTCAAGGAACGAACTTTCATAGATTGCATCAAGTATGGCAGGATCGTATGTGGGGCGACCTTCTGGACCATAACTGATGTTGTCAAAAGGATTGATGTCAAAGTTGCCCACATCAAAGCCTGTGTTTTGAGAGAATGTGGGTGCGGTGACTTGTACGCCTGGATAGTCTACACCGTCAATTAACAAAGGTAAATCTAGTCCAGGTTCATTGGGTCCTGGCACATAAAAGCCCATGGTACGATCAACACCACTCAATGAACTGGCTGTAACCAAAGTCCAATCGTCAGGATCAAATGTTGTTCCTGTAACTGGTTGCCATGCGATTGCAGTTCCTGTGCCACTACCTGTACCAGTGGCAACAAATGTTACTCCTACTGTGTTTGAAACAGCACCAATTGATATAAAATTAGTAGTGCCTAATGTTTTAATAGTATACGTAACACCAATTGTAAAAGATCCTGCAGTCACAGTCTTTGATGCTGACCATACGCGATCATCGTAACGAACTAGAGTACCTTTAGGATAACTTACATTGGCTTCCCAAGGTACAATGGTGCTCACATATTGATAACGGTCATACTTGATAGTGGTGTTGATGCTACGAACCAGGTTGTTGCCCATTACAGCAACAATCCGACCGCCTGTTCCGTTACCGCCCGACACAGTAATAATGGCTGTGCTGATATAGCCTGATCCAGGATCGGTAACAATTACCTGACTGATATTACCCGCACTGTTAACAACCGCGGTCATAGTTGCTTGTGTTACACAATCTCCAGTGACTGTGAGTTGAGGAGCAACAGTATATCCTGAGCCGCTGTCCGCAATCACAACATCTTGTATACTGAGTGTGTAGTTTTCAAACCAGAAACTATAGGGCTGTGTTTGCCACAGTGTACTATCGGGTGCTACATCACTGTAGGTACTAGGGTGGCCAGTTCCTGTTGCTGTACTCAAAGTGTAAGGAGTCAAGATTGGACTCATGTACTGATTTGGTACTTGTTCAGTGTTGTAGAATGCTGGCAAATCAAAGTCAGCCATACTACCTTGGTAATCATCAAAACCGTTATAAATCAAATTAAATTCACGTATTTGCACATGATATGGTTTGATTTCTTGAATATAGTTCAGCACAAAGTCCTGGTTGTTTTTCTGATATGTTTGGTACGGAATCAGTTGGGCAATCTTGTGATCAACGTCGATCAAACTGGTTTTGGTCAACCACTCAGGTGCTTCAAACTCGCTGAGTACAAAATTAAACATCAGCATCAATGCACGATTGCGTTCGATCAATAGGTCGCCAATCAACAGTTGTTCGTTGATGGCTTGTATAATCTTACGTGTTTCAGTCACTGGTTCTTGATCAAAGTGCTGTGCATCAAAAACTTCCACATCAAATCCAAAACGTCCCAGCGCATAGTCCCATAGTTCTGCTAGGAACTGTATGGTCCCATCTTGCAATCCCACACGGTCCCATCCAAGATTTGTTCTTAGATAAATTTCATATTTGCCTTGACTGTTGGCAGTGACTTTTGCACTACTTCCCACTGGGGCTTGCGTTAAACTCAAGGTATTGAGGCTGGCCACGTTAGCGACTTCAGCAATAATTTTAACGCTGGAATTGTATCCTGGCAAGTACCAAGTGACATATACCCAATAGTTTCTGGTATCGTAATTTTGCACACGACTCAAGAACAGGGTGGCAAAAGTCTTGGTTGCTGTCACAGTGTAAATGGTCCATAGACCGTTTTGTGTGCTGTCGCTGACCACAAGATATTTGTACCCTACTGCAACCTGAGCAAAATCTTGGTAACTGAGTTCTTCAATGTTAGCCACACGTTTGTTCCAGGCACCAGTTCCTGCTTCTGGTTCAGCCTCACTGCTGTTTAGTAAACTGAAGTTTCTGGTTTCTGATATAGGGAATTGTAATAACACAGCATTGACATATTCCAAATAGTTTTGCAAGGCCAGGAACCTATCTGCAAACATACTTTGACGTGGACGGAATTGCACACCATAACGTTGTGCTGGACTCAATGTAGGATCAGGCACAAGAGCACCTTGTGTGTTTACTCCGCAGAAACTGTCTTGTAATTTTGCATACAAATTGTCTGGTAAGAAACCATTAGCACGATCTTGTGGCAACAAATCATATTGCACATGGACATTGTCATCGGTTAGTTGTCGATCAAATTCAATACTGATCACAGTATCTTGGGCACTAATTTCTCCTATGGCATTGTAAATGGCTGTGGCGCTGGGGCTAACAAATGCCACATAAGGAATGCCACTGCTACGAGGGTCAGCAATGTATCTGGCAATACCGCTGGGGCTGAGAGTTTTACCTATTGCAGTATTGATTGTGGTAATGTTTTTAACCCAGAAATAATATGTGGTTCCAAATACACCTGTTTTATTCAGTCCAGTGGTCACACTATAATTGGTTACAGTTCTAGGTGTACCAGGGCCTGTGTAGTTGGCCGGTGGGACAGAACTAGCAACCCATTGATATACATCAACACTACTGCCTGGGAACAATTGGCTCCATCTACGTGCGGCATACACAATGTCATCTTGATTGGGGTCAATAAATCTCACTGAATTAGTATCCCACCAAATTTGTCCTTCTCTTGTGGCAGCCCAAATTTGACCATAATTGTTTTTGGCTCCTACATTGTAAGCAGCCGGATCAACTGCACCAATGTAGTCAATGTTTTGTCGTGCGGCACCTAATATTTTGCCTTGCAATGGATCAATGAAATCAAAGAATGTGGTTTTGGCACTGGTAATGCGATCGTATGTGAACACACCATTGATCAAGGCAATATCCACCACTGGTTGTTGTAAATTGATCGGTGTCCATGCCGGAGAAAGATCAGGATTATTAAAAATAGAGACTGCTCCGTAATTGCGAGCAACCAATGAACTGTCTCCAAGATCATCTTTAGGGCTGCCGGCCAACAGTATACCATTGGTATAGTCAACAGAGGTGCCATATTGATCTAACTCAGTTACTGTTTGATCATAAATTTGTAGACCAAACGCAAACTTACCAGGATTTGTAACAGAGTCAGTGTCACTGGCAAAATAATCATATGTGTATACTGCACCACTTTGAATCAATGGTCCATTGAATATTGTGGTCTTGCTGTCGAAATATGTGGTGCCACCATCAAATGTAGTTGGGCGATATATATTACCACGCGGTGCACCCACAGTGAGTACAAGAGAAGTATTATCAATGTTGACATCGCTACCAAAGGCTGCATAGGCCACTGGGTAAGGACTAGAAATAGTTTGAGTGTACACAAAAGTTTCAAAAACCATGCTGTCAAAGATATTACCAATCAGGCCAGGTAGCACAGTCAACTTGTTGCCGGCTGTTGCGGCATCTGTATTCTTGACACTAACTGTGAGCAAACCAAATGTTTGTGTTCCTGGAACAGCACCGGCACGGGCTATCACGTTGGGAACTGTGCTTGAGTTGATATCTTGGGCAAGCACTGCGGCCCAACTGCTGGGCTGCCAATATGTGGTATCATTCAAAGAAGTTCCTACTGGCACAGGTTTAATAGCAATCCAAAGACCTTGATTGTATTCAACTATAGTATCAACGGTATAGGTCAGCGCATTGTTCCATGTGGTTGGTGTACTCAGGGCCACTTCCATGTTGTTGATTCTAATAGTGTTGCCAGGATTTAGTCTAGCATTTACTGTTGATGTTGTTATGCCATACACACGACTTTGATTTACATCACGTTCTACTGATCCTGCTTCTGGCAAAACACTACCGTCTTGTGGTGCACCCACATACAAACTACAATTGTAGTGGCAAAGATCCACAGCCTGTCCAAAGTTTGCACCCTGGAATGGTGCGTTAGATCCAATGGTTTGAATCAGGCTAAATGTGTTTACTTCAATCTCTAATATATCTCCTACTGCGGCAGGAATGGTCAAGGTAATCTCATTGGTGCCAGTTACTGTGTAGTCTCCTGAGGCATTACCTTCGGTGTTTGTTAAAAATTGATTGTTTAAAATTACCGATGTTGGGGCCACCAAAGTTGTATCAACTTGATACACAGTCTGCGTGTTGTCTGTCACAATAAATCTTTGTACAGACCGATCGTACACATAAGTTGATCCAGCATCGGACACTGAGTCATATGTGTCGTTTGGACAGCCAATTATGATTTGTCTACCGTCTGTGGAACAACTAACCGATTGGCCAAATCTTGCACTAACGTCAAGTCCTGCAGGGCTTAGTGTTTCAACATAGGTATAATAACTTTGCGTAGTCACAGCAATTGTGCCAGTTGGTATATGTGCAGAATCGAAGGTTATATTTCTAGTGCTATTGTTAAATGTATAATCGATGTTGGGCCGTTGAATTATGTCGTTTACTGTGACTTTAAAACTGTAGATATTGGTAGCACTATACAAATATTCATTTAATGAGAAAGTTTGTGTGACTCCGTTGCCTGTAAAAGTTTTACTTACTCGGCGGCCAATTCTTAACACAAGATCCTGGGCTGGTGCTGTGTTTAACACCACGCTGGTCGCGGTCACTGTGTAATCAGTTGTGTAGGTCAACAGTTGATTGGCAAGAACCACAAACAACTGTTCGTATTCTCCAGAATCGATTATCACGTTACTACTATAATTATAAACTGTCTGGACTCCATCAGTAACGTATTCTACCTGTTGGGCTTCTATCTCTACCAAGCCATATGCATACACTTGATTGATGCCTGGTGCACCAATGTACATCCAGTTTTCATCTGGGCTGACCACAACGCTGGTGCCGAATTCACTGCTCGAATCTATGTAAGTATCATCAGGAACAGTTAATAAATTTGACAACACAAAAGTAGGACTGTTTGGAAATCTATAGATAACCGCCGCATAGCCGGAGTTTGCACTTGAGTCTGAGCCGATACTGGTTGGAGCGCCTACTGCTCCCCAGGTTTGATTGCCGATACTGACAACTGATCCAAATCCATATGCTCCGGGATTATTACACTCTATTATACTGTTTTGAGTAAATGGATTAGACGAAGTTCTCACATAAGTGTAAAGTGCGCCCGACTGTGTGTCACCGTAACCTGGTGCGCCCACAAAAGCAAACACGTTGTCTCGGGCTTGTGCAACGCTTGTACCAAATTGACTGTCGGCCGACGGCGACGTCACTTCAAGTTGACCACTAGTATGGAACACTTCTTGTTTTTCTACAACTTCCCATAGCCCTGCGCCATTGTTATCGATCCAGGCACGATCTCCGGGTATCAGATTATTAGCATATGGCAATGTGATAATGTCGCTGCCTTGTGTGACTCGTTGAGTTTGCAAAGTAAATGGTGTTCCAGTACCCGTAGCCACAGTTTGACTAGTCTGCAAGAAAGTGAAAGCAATAGTGACCTGGAAAATGCTCGGAACATTTAATACTCGATACACTCCGTCAACACCAGATCCAAAATATTTGATTAACAAAATATTGTCTGCGACTAATCCGTGTGCTTGATTAAACGTAGCCACTGCGGTGCCATTGAGGTTGCTGTTGACTTGTGTGATGATGCCTTGTACTTGGGCTGTTCTATAAATGCCCCAATCGTAGTCATTGATTTTGGCTATCCATACTATAGAGCCCACGTTGACATTGTTTAAATTGCCTGCCAACGAAGCAGTATTGTCAATATTGAACACAGTAATATCAACATCATCAATGTTTACATATCCTGCCGATGGCAGGACTGTGTCTGTAATTTTAACCAGTGTAGTGGTCAATATGTCAGGGCTAGGTATTTTGTAACTTTGATTCCATAAGTTACTGAGCAATACTGTTTGTTCAGCCAGGCTTGATTCACCAGGAACGACCACTTGAATCAGGCTGGGATTTGAAGTCAACAATGCTTCATTCAATCTCATTTCATAAAAACTTCTGTTGGCATTGGCACCATATACGCCACGTTGTACTGCCCAGTTTTCATAAATGTTATACTCGGATACGCCGCGGCCAAAATCAGCAAAGGTAAAAATCTCTGCCGCACGTACAGTACCTTTGGTTCCAAGGAATTGTCGATACAAGTTAACTTGACTGGTGCTGTCTAGATTCAGCGACACCATGTATTCTCTAGGTTTGAATCCAATTAAATTGTAGGCAAATAAATCTTGATTGAGTTCAAGATTGGCCTGATACACATCATATGTGTTGGCCAACTGATCACTCTTGTTGGGCAAGTTGGGCAATAAACCTTGCTGGATTTTGGTATAGTCACTGCGTGTCCAGTCGTTGAAATCAAACTTTGCTTTGGGCTGTACAATGTCAACTGCACTGTAATAGAAATTTTTGTATAACACAATTTCCCCGCGGGCGTATTTGCGCAGAGGTTCCCATTCTTTGATGTTGTTTTGATTCAGTATAAAGCCTGGCGCATTTAATTGACCGTTCCATTCCTGGGTAGTGGAACCAATCAGTCGCACTCGACTTTGTCGAGCACCGGTTGCAGGATAATAAATCAAATCAGCAAAAATACTCTCATTGTCCAACACAATCATGTTTTCATATGATGTAAATTTGATATGAAAGTAGTTTATGGTATCAGCAGTTAGACTCTTGAGGGTAAATGTATTATCCAATCGTTCGACCACAAGATTTCTTGTGGCAAATGGAGTACGATCAGCATTGAGTACCATGTTTTCTGTGGTCTGCAAAGCAATGCTGTCAACTATGGCACCTGGCCTTACTACCGTCACTTGTGATGCCGCCGAATTCAAATTTATAATACTACCTTCGGCCCAACCTTGACCACTCCAGTACAGGAATTCACTGACCATTTGGTTCCAGTCTATTAGATAACCATTTTCCATTTGGTCAAATACCACACCTTGCTGTTGTAGCAATGCACCATAACTCAATAAGAAATCTGCTACCAAGGTTCTGTTGGTAAACACATATCCGTAAGGAACCTGTACCACTTGATCACTATAAGTCACTGGTACACGGACGTCAAATCCTCCCGCACTGATTGTACCCAATACACCATTGACTTTGCTGACCAAGATATTGAAATAAGGTTGTGTGGTACTGTATCCGTATACTGCCCAGCCATTGCCAGTCGACTGCACAATTATACTGCTGTAAGTCAACTGATCAAAAGGTACATTTTTGTAAAACAACAAATTGTAACTTTCGTCTGGTAACAACAAACTTGAATTGAGACTGTTAGGACTCGACTTTTCAGTGTAAATTTCCAACAGATTTTTACCAGTAAATGCTGCCATTCTATAACACAACCGCACATCAAGATTTTTAAGATCTGCTGTGAGTGCGTCTGTGGAATTGATTCCGGTCACACGATTGTAGTCTACGATCCAGTCGATATAACTGGCCTTGCTGACACCATTGCCATAAATTTCAATGCCATTGGCATCTAGTCTGTAACGACCGTTATAGAGATACTGCCCAAGTTCTGCATTGTAGCGGTATAAGTCACGGTCAGCAAACAGGCTAAAGAATTCTGCAGGGCGTGTGAGTACCAACATTCGCATGATAGCAAATGGATAAGCACTACTTGTTCTCCAGGCATTTTCTACAGGAGCATCATCACCAACAGTCCAACTTTTCCTAAAGTTTGTGCTGTTAAAGTTGCCGACCACGGTTTCAATAGGTGGTAGTAATGTGCCTTCACTGCCTGAAGGAATCACTTGTGTGAGTTTGGGTCTGGCATATTGAGGCAGTATATAAGGTGCAACAGGATCTCTTACTAGACCCAATGCTAGATCATCCCAAAGAACCAAGTTGCCAGAAGTATAAGGAGCAGGGCCATATTCATCCATCCACCAGACTGGCATTACACTAAAACCCAACATCTCCCAGGGTCGTGTGTTAGGACTTATGGTGTCGTAGAAATAATTGTATATGCCGCGCCAGGCGCCCACCGCCAATGGTTGGTTATCAGTCAACTTGTTACTGGCGGTACTGTAGTTCCAAGTAAATCCATTATTGGGCAAATAGTCTTGCGATTTATAATCTAGTTTGTTCCAGCCGACCCATGTTAAGAAATCTTGACTTTCAATATCAGTAATTTCTTGCAAGATGTAATCGGTTGTGCGGAATTGACCGGGCACAACTTCGGTGGCTGTGAGTGGTACAGGATTGCCATCCAGTTTTAAATTGCTGTAAATTCTGATTTCAAATTCCAATAACAACTGATCTCTGAAGTCACCAAACGCCACTGTAATCGAGCCATCATGGCCGCGAATAACTCGCCGAGGTGTGACATAAGTTGTGTCTAGATATATTTCAGGAATAAATGCAGGATACAATCCTAGTTTGGTAGGAGTGTTAGGTATAAAGGTACCATATGTTTCTGCGTATTCTTGTATGACCACGGTGTCGCCCACTGCCAACGGAATGATAATGGTCAGTGTTGCAGAATCAGTAGAAACCACATACTCAAGATCTCTAGTGAGCAGGCGATCGTTGACATAGACCAATAGGCCCAAGTAATTGGCTGAAGTATAATTATAAACCTGTGTGGTATCGAAAATTTGTGTGGAAATTGGATTAATTACAGTAGTAGATTCTGTATAGACATTACCGCCCGGCAACATGTCACTCCAGTAGAATGGATTTGAACTGGTTCGTCCGGCAATGAGATCCGTTATGACTGCTGTCAGTATTTCAGGCACAGTCATATTAACATAGTCATTGCTGATCGCAGTATTCAATAATTGTGCTTTGTATTTTTCGTATTCTCTTGAGTTGTATTCAAGACTGGCAAAAATATTATACTCTGGGTTACGCAAGAAATAACCAGCCAAGGTCATTGGAGAACTTTGTTGCAGAATATTTAGACCAAAAGGTATAATATTGCCCAGGTCACGTGAGTTGTTGGCTCCGTTGATTTTGCCTGTGAGCCCGATAAGATTTTGACCAATGGTGTCGTAATGCGTTCTTATTGTGCCTAGTGTAAGATTATCTGCGTTTTCGTTCAGCGGGTTGTTTTCAAGGTTGATTGGCACTTGATAAAATGCCACTGCACTGGCTTGATCGCTTAGAACCAAAACTTCAATTATTTGCCCAGGCACAATAACTGTGGTGCTAGGAAATGTTATTGTTGTGGTGTTGTCAGTTGTGACGTAGGTATATGTACCTGGGTCCTGGAATGTGCTATCAATATAAATTTTAATTGATGGAACTGTGTCCACAGGCAACGCTGCCACGTCTAATAATAACGGCGTGTTTTCAGCATATACAAAACTAAATTGTTGATAAATTTTGCTTTTGACTGCGGCTGTTTGCCAACCAATTTCTCGACGATAAACTGTACGGTCAGCGTATTGTCTTACAAATCCTATGCTGATGTTTTTTGTGTAACTTACATTGTCTTTGACATAGAGAAAAGTGTCAGCATAAAGATTATTGTTAAACACAATGTCGCCAATGTTGTTGAGACTCAGATAGCGTAAAGGAAATCCTAGTACTGTATCATCTGCGCCTGGGCCAACAGCATAACTAAACAACTTGGATCCCGCAAATGTGCTACTAGGATACGCCACCAGATTGCTGAGACTGTATCCGTTACTGTCGTAGATATCAAACAACGGTGCTTGGTTTACACTGGTCTTTTGTTGTGCTCGAATCCATTGAACACCGTCATAATAAAAACTTATGCCTTGCAATGTGGTGCCACTGAGACAGACCACTGTTTGATCAAAAAATACGTCAGCGTCGCTGGCTGGAACTAGGTTGATAACTGGATCTGAAAATGAACTGCCATCATCGCTGAGGGTTACAAATTCAACTGTATAAATTTTGTCTCTTACATCGGGATCTGTGTCTCGAGCAAAAATAACTCTGGTTCCAGCAATGAATGTATATCCATCAACTCCGTAACCCACAGTCCCGTTTATGGTGCTAAGAGCGTCGGTTGTGACAAAATCAATGATATCCACAGGTTGCTTGCCTTGTGTACCCATTTCATACAGTCTAGTGCCGCCGCGGAATTCCAAGATAGGACGTCGTGCTCTGAATGCATTGTCCAGCACTGGTACAGTATTGTTGTATGTGGCCGAAGCATTGATCACATCAACGTGGAACCAACGATTGCTACGACTCCATGCATTAAGATCCGGAGAATCCAGGGCCATGGTCAAGTAGTCTGGTATCAATGGTTGGTTTAGGCTGGAATCAAAGTTGCCCACATCAAAAGGTGTTGAGTCAAATGGCACTGTGGCACTTTGTGTGTAGGTTTCCGGAGTGACATAGTTGCTGGTGGGCAATAATTGTATGGCTGTGCCAACTCCAGCCACATAGTATTCTTGATTTGCATAACTAGTGGGCACCACTGGTGCAAGAAACTGCACCTTGAGATTGTTGGTAAACACTACCCCATTGGGGCTAGTGTAGTTTTGTTTGCCTAAAATGTCAGTAACAACATTAATAGTTGAACTGTCGGCTTGATCGACCAGTCTGATCTGACCAAAAATATCTGGGTTGGTTCCATCTTGATACCACAACACGTCTTTAATTGCAGTGAGCAACGGAACTTCAGTAATCACACTGCTGGCATTACTGTACCACGTTGTGCTGGCCCACTCAGTACCAAACAACACATCAAACTTGGACAGAGTGCTTATGGTAGAGATAGGAATCAAGTTGATAATTGGCAAATTGTCGATGTCGTAGATGTACTGTATCTGCCAAACGTTGTTGGTCGGAAAAGTAGGAGATGTTGTGAATACCAGGGTCTTGTTGTTGAGATTGGTAATGCCATCTATGCCACCATAGTTAGAAATGATATCACTGAGATAGACTCCGTTTAACTGATCGTAACTCAATGCACTCAACAGGTCCACGTTGCCAATGCTGGTCAGGTCATAGTAGAACTGTTGTGCATTTTTAAATGGTACATAAAAAGTAACTGTGCCCAGGTCTTCGCCGTTGTTGGTAACGCCCAGCACTGTTCTACTGCTGATGTTAGGAGCATAGGGTAACGTTCCGTTGATACCCGGGTCAGTTTGTATCCAGAACGGATTGCCAGTTTGACTCACTTGAAATGTGTAGTTGCCTCCACGTACCAGAGTGATCACAGGATTATTGCCGGTAACACCACTAAAGTTGTATGATGCTGTGTTACGAGTAACAGTAAAGTTATCAGTTAGTGGTATCTCTGTTGCATACACATCTACCACATTAGGTCCGGCAGGCAACCAATAATATTGACTGTAGTTTACAAATTTATCAAAACTAACAAATGGATCCCAGGTATAGTATTCGCTGGTATAAAGTCTATCACTCTTGGTTGTGTTGGCACCTTGAACTGCTAGTGCATCAGTAATGCCAGGATATGTAATAGCATCTTGTATTTCTGTAGTGTCTGGCTTGAGGCTGATGACACCAGGTTCCAACTGATAGTTGGCTCTGACTGCATCGGGTTCTAGCACATAGTAGTCATTGGGATTAACCCCAGGTCCAACTCTACGGCCCACATAACCTTGTGTTTTCTTGAATGCAGGTTCTTGGACCAGTTGATCTAGTGTGGCATTTAAAAATTGTTTGTTGGGAGTGGTCTGAAATATTTCAGGTAAAAAATCAACAGTGCGTATAGCCATTAAATTACTCCGCTGCCAGGTGCAGTTCTAATATTAGTACTGGTCAATGCAGTAATTACTTCCACACTATTGACTCCGGCGCCATTGACAAATATCTCACTGGGGCCACTGCGTATTTCGTACAGGTCACCAAAACTCTTTAGTGGGTCCAATGGTACCAACACCACTGAACTTACAACTCCTCCCATGTTGGAATGAATGTAGGCTGCCAGTTCTGAGAAATAAAACGTCTGTCCAAAGTCCCATTTGTCAATGCTAAAATAAGTGTTTAGATTTGCTACCACTAGATTTTTTATTTCACTTTCACTGGCTGTGCTATCAGCGGCACGAATAACTTTGATTGTGGCCTGTAACTCTTTGGCTGCCTTGGGTCCGAACAATGGTTTGAATACCACGCTGTTTACAATCACGTTATCACTGATCATTTTATAATCATTGAGTCCTTGATATGCTGTGTTTAATTCGTCAATAGTCGGAACTGCGGGTTTTGGCACAGTATCAGTTACATCTCTCAACCAATTCTGATAGGCAGTATAATAGGCCTGACTAACCACATACAAGTCAATGATGTTGGTTGTACCTGGATCAATTCTACTGGTCAGTGCGGCATTGTGTCTGTATTGATAGTACAGGCTTTGGCGGCCAACTCTGGCCAACCATTCGTCCGACACTTCAATCAGACTACGCACACCTGTTCCACTAATAACTAGTTGATAAAATGCAGGATTTGTTGTATAGGTATTGGTTGAAGTATTGTAAACTCCGTAAGCATAAAACACTTGTCCAGGAACAAACTGTAACAGTACTGCGCTAATGTCGTCTTTGGTGGCATATTCAGAAATCACCCGACCAGGTTCTACCAAAAGATAACGTTGCAGATTGTCAAAGTCCACGGTCTTTTCAAAGAATACAAATTTAGTAGTAGGGTTCACATCAGGTGCTACAATTTCATCAAAAAAGTCCGGGTCATCAGGAACACCATCATTGTCTGCATCTTGGTAACTTACAAAAACTTGATAGTCGTCAACAAAGCCGTCGCTGGCCACTGGCTGGCCAACAATAGCCATCTTGATATCTCCAGGTAAGGGAGTATTTGTGTCAGGTCTTGAATTGGTTTTTAATACATTAACAAAGTCAGCGATTACTGTGCCTGTGCGGCTGTCGTAGATTCGTTGGTTGGTTTCAAAGAAAAATCTAGTCTGTAACACTGATCCAAACAGATAAAACAATGCACGACTGGTAACTGTATATGTGGTTCCGTTAGTAACAAACTGTATCAACCAAGAAGCATCTTGATTGGTGCCCGACGTGTTTTGTGCGTTGGCCAAACTAAATGGTGCGTTTACATCTAAATTTGTACTTGTAATTACATACCAGGTAGCGGTAGTATTGTCGTAACCAAGACCAAAATTACGATACAATACAATCTGATCAGTTATGGTACTAACTGTAGTATTTGGCAAATTTGTCACTAGTAAAGGAATAACTGCCACTGGAATAGCGCCAGTCGGCACAAAATTGTTTAGTATGACAGGTCCGGTACCGTTTGAGAAATTACCCTGACCTTGATTGGTGCCGTCTAATACTATGGCAGTGGGACTGGCCCAAATTATCAATTTGTCATTGTCTTGGCTAGGCGTTCCTAGTTTGAGTCTATTATTGACATCAAAATAATAGCCAGTGGGTGGAACAAACTGCACTAAAGAACCAACTTGTATATATTTACTCACCGTGCTACTGTAGGTTCCAATGGCAGCAGGAAATCCTAGTGCATTTACAAAATAACCAGTAGTCTCATTGGCCAGGGTTGTACTTTGATTCCAGGTGAAATTTAATACAGTAAGATTGGGTCTTGGAAAGTTTGCATAATAAAATTGATCTAATCCAGTAGAAACCAATAATGGTTGAATGTTATTAGTAATCACTGTGGCTACGTCGTTACGAGTCAACCAAGAAAAGTTAAAGGTGGGCAGTTGATTTTCTTCCCACAAGGCTCCATCGCTACCAAATGTGTTAGTTGATGAGTACTTGCCAGTATTGTCCACCAGGTCAAGATATCTTGAAGTTCCAATTGACGCACGATTTAGTGCATTGCTTTTGATAATTGAATTATAAAGAGTGAACGGAAAGTTACTGTAGTCTTCTCCGTTGACCATACGATTCTGTGTGTAATATCTAGCAGGCGCACGTTGCTTGATCTCGTCTAGAGTTTCACGAGGTTGTGCGTTGCTGACAGGTTGTGTAATGCCGCATGTGAATGTAATTGTTTCAAGTTGCCCAGTACGACTCACATAACTGATGGGTATGGCCACGCTTTGCATTTCTTCAGGATTAATAATGTAAGCCAATCCGTTAGAAGCACGAACATAAGCACGGAATAATCCCACTGGGATAGTACTAAACACACCGTCTCCAAAAGTCAGTGTGATTTGATCGTTGGTTCTACTGACCACAGAAAATAATTTTCTTTGATCTGGGGCTAGTTGTTCAGTGGCGGCGGCATAGACACTTTGTACATACTGCCATTCGTACTGTACATTGCCCACATTGTCCAGTTGGAACAACCAACGGTCTTCGTTGTTGACTCCTTCGATATTGACGTTGACTGTTCTGTTGGCCACACGTTCGCCAATATTGAAGTCTTGATTTTGCAGTACGCCTTGTTTGAAATAAAAGAAATAACCTGTGTTGGCACTAGCAAATCCCAGTTGATCATTGCGGAACAACAAATTGAAAATACCATTAGGCAATGGACTAGGTTCGTACACATAGTCGCGTCCTACCGATGTTGAGTTTACTGCCTCGAATGGCATGGCAATACCATTTACTGTGGCAGTATAAGGAACTATTGGTAAAAATCCAGGAACCAAGTTGATACTGTATTCAGATGTGTCAACTCCTACAACAGTCTGTTTATTACCCGGGCGGCCGACTCGTTGTGTATTGACCAAGGCAGCATTAAGAATGGCTGTGAATTGTTCTACCCAGTTAAAGTTGGTAGGATCGTTCCAGTTTATGGTGACATTGGCCAAGTTAACGCCGTTGAAGTCTGTGACATTTTCTGTTGTTTGTACTGAGAATACTTTGAGATAGCCTTGAGAGGCTTGATTTCGTTTGGGAGTATAACTGACCAATTCGGCCAATTTGACCACGCTGTCTCTACGCTCTGCGGTGCCTAAATAATTTTCTCTGGTGTTTAAATCATTGCGGAAACTCATGGCTTGACCCATGTATGCAATGACGTCTAGCATGGCAATAAATTCTGAACTTTCAATGTAGTCATTGAAACTTTCAGGGTAATACTGGCGTATATAATCTACAAAACTTTTGCGCAGGGTTTCAAAGTCATAACTTTGAAAGTCTGCTTCTCTGTAGGTTTGATAGATTCTTTTCCAATCTTCAACGCCAAATACAACTGTTTGTCTAGTAGTTCGTGCCATAATATTCCGTTCCTTTTATTTATTGCAAAAATAAACGGCGTAGTTATACGTAACTGGCTCGTCTTGTTTCTTGATTAAAAAATATATTAAGTTGTTCCACAGTGGTACTAGGAACTATCTGAATCTGCAATTCAATCAATACCCCGTTTTCTTGAGGGTAATAATTTGCATCACTGATATAAATTCTTGGATCTCCACCAGCAATTTTTTGTATTTCGGCTAGGATAGCACGTTCTGTTACAGTGTCTTGACTTTCAAAAACATAGTCTAACAATGTAGAACCATAACCAGGGCGACCCGGCAAGGTACCCTGACGAATGTTAAAAGCATTAAGAAGATCACGTTTAACTAGTTCACCGTCGGTCAGGGTGAATTTTTTATATTGATTGATGGTGCTATACCCGATAAATGTGGCCATACTGTTATTTATTGTCTGAACTACCAGAAACTAGCAATAAACTCAACGGCTTCCGCGGCATACTCTTGAGCAGCCTCAATGATTACATCAGAGCCGCCTAGTAACTCTGATACATCAAAGTCAGTGATTGTTGTGATGTCTAGCCCTAAGGCGTCAAACCCTTCTGTAAATATTGCTGTTCCATACTCTTGAAGCCCTGCTAATACCTCTCCTGACCCAGGTATGTCTTTTAACAACGCACCAACGCCAGGTAAACTTTTTGCTTGGTCTAGTAGGCTGGCGGCGCCTTTTATCTCACCCAGAAGTCCTTGACCTGATTTAAGCAAACTCATGATACTGTTTGCGCCAGGTATTTGAGACAATGCGGCAACGCCGGCCGCAGTTGACGCCAACTGAGTGAGTAGTATGGATGCCGATTGGTTGACTGTGCTGAGTTGCGTGGCTTGAGTTCGTATGTCAATACCCAGCGCAGGATTGGCAAATATATTGCTAGGTATTTTGTTATTACCGATTATGCTGTTGAAAGCAGTATCTATTACTGATCGATTCACTGTGTTTGAATAGCCTCGAGGTGTTTGAACACCCGTCTGTAACGGATTACCTCCGCCGCTTACAGATTGGTTGACTGTGCCAAAATTCTGACCAAATATTGAATTAATGGCCGAGGTGGTCAATTGACCAATTTCACTGCCGCCCACAGTGTTGTTTAGCCATGCTGTGGTTGCGCCTACTCCATAATTGGCCGCATTGTTGATCACCGCACCCAGATCTGTATTGGAACCAAGCAAGTTATTCACCGTAGACGATACTACTCCTAATTCAGATAGATTATTGTAACTGCCGGTCAACGAACTCTGCTGTGCAAGACTTTGTAATGTGGGATTGGTCAGCACCGCATCTAGATCAGTTGCACCGCCTTTGCCAGTCCATACTGTGGGACTACTGAGAGTGCTAACTAGGGTTGACGGGTCTTGGTTGATCAGTTCTGCTGTGCCTGGTTTAATTAGGCCTGCTTGTTGCAATTGATCAGGTGTGAGTCCGTATTTGCCTAGGCCGTTTTCGTTGGTAATGTCTGTGGCATTTTGATTCACTGCTGAGGCGGTGCTTGACAACAATCCTTGTATCTGTGTGGTTGACAGCGGCCCTACAGTACTACCCGCCAACACCGGAGTATTAACAAAAGTTGATATTGTGGTTGGGTTCTGTGCTGGAAGATTTGGTATCTTGGTTATGGCGCTACCAATCTGAGACAATGTACTGGGCGTGATCGATGATGTGACCTGAGACAGGGCTGTAGCAAGTCCGCCTTTGGCCTGAATCAAACTGTTTAATACGTCCCCGGCTCTTAGTCCTGTCAGGCTACCAGTGTTGTACTGTTGATTAAAGATAGCCAGGGCTTGGTCATAGGTAGATCCTGCTGGACCAGTGACTTCAATTGGTTGGCCTGTGGGAGTAGTAAACTTAAAAACGTTCATTTAACTTGAAAATTCCATCCTGATGGTACTGGCTCAGCAGTAGGCGGCGGAGTTGGTTGCCCATCAACAAAATCTACTACCACACTTACACCCTGGTTGTGATATTTATAGGGCTCATGTGTGGGTGCTCGAGTCACAATACTTTCCAATGCACCGGTTTTGACTTGCCAGCCCTTGCTGTTGTTAAAACTAGTGTCATCTAGTGTGCGCTTGGGATACAGTTTAGGAGGCGTTACTGTTTTAGCACTACCGCCATTGAGATCAATACGGCCTGCTTTGAGTGCTAATTTTGTTCCACCTTGCCAAGAACTAGTTGCGCCTTGTAGACTCAAACTGCCATCACTACGAACTCCCAATGCGGCTGTGCTGTATAATGTCATGCCTGCTTCGGCAGCCAAGTTCATTGTGGTTACTGCACCTATGTTAGTGGCCGCACCACTCTTCATACTGATGTTACCACCAGCATACATGTTGATGTCTTTGTCAGCATGCAAGTTGATTGTGCCTTCTGTTCGCACGTTCACAGAGTTTGTGGAGTATACATCCACAGTACCTTCAACGCCTAATTCGATCCAGGTTTGTCCATTGGCATGAGCAATGTAGATAAAGTCTCCAGAGTCGTTCATCATGACCTGATGACCTTTGGCCGATCTCATGCGGAATAAAGCATTGTCGCCATCAAGGTTGCCATCATCCATCACAAGTGTATGTCCACCGTAGCGACCAATCACTTGCACATCCTGTGGCTTCACTGTGCCTGCATCCAATTGCTTTCTTATAGTATCAGGATCTAGGCCGCCTGCATAGATAGGTTTACCCGGAGTAGATATTCCATAAACTGTGCTAGGACTTTCTCTTTGCGCACTTGATCCGATAGGACCACGTTCAGGATCATTATCTAGGCCTTGCTGAAAATATATAGCCGCTTGTACACTATGTACTGGCTTGGGCTGATCAAAAAATCTTGGACTTTGATCTATTTGCTTGTTTTCAGAATTGATTTCAGTGACTGGCAATTGTGGCGAGTTTGCAAAATAGGTCGCTTGTGCTTTGTTGCCAGGAACATATTGGCTTTTAGGAGCCGCACCAATGGCCGGTAACATGTGGTTAAGTCCTATTTCAGGAATACAACCAGTATAGTAACCTTGAGCAGGGTCGCCTGCCACAAAGAAACAGATCACTCTAGTGCCCATATCTGGGGGTGTGAACCACATGCCATAACTTTGTTGATTTCCTGGATAGGTACCTGTGCCGACACTGGTACTGTTTTTTTCAGTAGTTCCGTAAAATGGTGAAACAAAATCCACTGTGCGCCATAGCGAATCGTCAGTGAGATCTGGGGCTCCATCAGCAGTGGTTGCTCCAAATTCTGCTATCCAAACTTGTAGTCGGCCACTGCGAGTGTTGTCAATGTTGTTGACCACTATGCCAATGAATGGTCCCATCTCCGCGGACATGCCGCCGCGATCAAATTTAAACTCTTTTGGTCTACCTGTACTTCGTTCAATATTCTCTGCCATTATAGTCCTCCGCCGCCAAATGCCATACCTTGATCATTCACTGTGTTTGGATCTGTTCCTGCGGCAATAGCGGCTTGTTGTTTCATGGGCAGGTCTCCAACTGTTATGGGTGGTCTCGATTGCTGTGTTTTTACAATTGCTGGAGCCGGGGCCGAAGTTGTATTCACAACCTCTCTCTGTTGTGCATTTGTTTGCGTTGTGTTTGCAGTTTGTTGAGTGTACAATATACCTTTAAGTGATTGTTCAAATCTACCTTGTTTAAAAACACTAACAACCTGTATCGCTTGGTAAACATAACTTTGAGTACGAGCCTGATATTGAGGCGAAGGCGAAACTGCTCTTGCAGGCACTGTGCCGCCGGCATCAGCATGTGTTCCTGCGCCTGGGCCACCAATAGGAGCCGCAGGATTAAAAACACTTTCTGTAATTTCCTGTCTAGGGTCGAAAACACTTTCTTGTATGGTACTACCGGCATTGCTGTTAGTCGATACTGCTTGCGTCTCGGCAGTGGTACGTATTGCAGAGTCGGTGCCCACAGTAGGATTGTTTTGTTGGGTGGGTGTTTCTACAGCATTGGTGCCTGCGATTTGCCCAACACCATCTGCTCCAGAGCCAGCAGGTTGAATGCGCCCTGCTGGTGTGATTATTTGTTGTGGTTGTTGTGGTAACGATGGGTTGGCACTTTCATCTCTGGCAGTGGCGGCGTTGCCCACAATAGCGCCTGCGCTGGCTGTTGGCAGTGTGCCACTAGCAATAGCATTAGCAATAAATTGTTGACCACCTTGTGCCACATATTGAGCGTAGGCTTGTGCTTCTAAAGTACCTGCGGCGGCACCAGAAAAAATGTTAGTGCCCAATGCTATGCTCAATTGGATTGCCTGCATTTGTCTCAATGACAGAGTCTCTCCTGGTATGTAGATTTGACCACCAATAATAATGTTTGTGGCCATATTATGCTGATCTTCCTGTACCGGTCTTGCCTGGTTCCATTAGACCAGTGTTGAGATCATAATCTCCGGGCAAATTAAAGTTCACTTCAAAATACACTTGTCTCGATTCGCTGTTGATTGTGCCATCTGCAAAAAACGGATCTGGTTTAAAACGTGCGGCGCTGGCTCCATACGCCACTTCTCCTTGAAATATCCAAGCAGGATCTCCTATAATTCTGACATCTGCATGAGCAAGATCTTCTGGACTGTATAATTTATCTGCGGCATTGGCAGCCGGTTCATTTGTTCGTCCTTGGGCTCCTTGACTGCTTTGCCCACTTCTCGGTGAAAACTTCTTTTTGACCAGATCATTGAGTTCTCCCAGGTCACTAGTGCGTGAGTCAGTAGTAGGAGCACCACTTAAGATTCTAGTGTACAAAGTATTGTAAGTCTGTTCATAATTTATTATGGCAGTATTTTGCCCTGTGAACCAATAAGGATAACTCTTGTTTACTCCTCGAAATGCTGTGGTTGGAAAATATGCACTGTCTACAGTGGCCACCCAATAAGGAGTCAACACGTATCTTATTTTATAAGCATAGTCTTTGCGTTTTTCATCCCAATCAATTGGCTCTGCCGCAAATCCAACCTGGAACCAGGCAAGATTTTGCCCGCCCTTGCCTTGTGGCTTTTGTACGCCACTGGTGGGATCAACGACCACTGTTTGTTGATCTTGGATATAGGTACTGTTTCTGGCCATTTGGTCCAGGAACTGTATAATTTGCATCCCTGCTTTTGCTCGCAAAGTATTAGTTGCAAAGTCTGCACTTTGTTTGCTAGGGTTGAGTTGATCGGCAGCGGTGCCGCCTTTGGGCATGGCACTGTTGGATGGATCTATACCTCCGCGATATGTTACCAATGCATTAGCAAGAGCATCGCTGGCAAATTCAACTTCATAGATATCGGCAAGACTTTGTGTACCATCTGCCACTAGATCTTGTTGATATTTGTTTAGTGCGGCAAACAATCCTTTGTTTACAGTGAGATTTTTCTTAGGAGCGGTGTTGGCTTTTCCTGGAGCAGCCTGACTGTTAGGATTTACCGGAGGAGTATATGAGGACCCACTGCCTGGTGCGGCTGCCAGTTGTGCTTGTGTTAACACTCCAACCCCAGTGCCATTGGAAGTGCCGCTGGTAGTTGTTATAGTAGCATTGTCAATGGCTCTGATAGAGGCCTGTGTATTAGGTGGAGTTACCGCAGGCCTGCCATTAGAATCCACAGCATTGGCAGTTACTACCAGTTGTCCGGCTAGTGCTTCTTTGAGGGTACCGGCTGCTATTTCGAGATCGTATGGTATAGTTCCACGATTGGATCCAGCATTGATGTTATTACCCGGAGTAACACATTCAAAGTTGTACTCTACTGCCTTGCTCCCAACTTTGAATTTTAATTCGGAGATCTGAAAAGGTATGTATTTTTCTACCACAGCGTTGGGATCTGCACCACCGTCGGGTTTTTGAACTCCGCCACGTACCAAGTTACCACTGGAATCATAACCATAAAATTTTATAACCATTAGATAGTTCTGACCTCCCCAGGGTGCTTGACCACCACCACCAGACTTTTTACGATTGATGTTGCCTTTGTAGATATAGTCCAATACAGCGTCATTGAGATTGTTGATCAAAGTGATCCCGTTCGGCTCAATCACACTAAATTTCATATTGGTACTATTGTGTGGGCTACCTGTGCCTTTGCCCGATATCAGACCATTGATTTCTACGTTGTCAATATAGTAGTCTAAACTGAAATAAGGATTTCTACCTGCTGTGGCGGCTGTGTTTCCTGAGGCGTTGGCAGCGGCACCACCACTTTGAAACAGCAAGGCATATCCTGCAACGTTTCTTTTGGCCGAAGTTATTAGTCTACGATAGCCTGCTGAATCCATGAGATAAACTGAGATGTTGTAGGTGTAACTTGCATATTGATCAAGTACGTTGCCTTGTGGAGTTATTGTCTGAACTGTGGAGAACAGTGTGTCAATTGAATTTTGTGTGGCGTTCTTGGACTGTCCACTGTCTTCATTGCCTGCGGCAGCACCAGGGCCTCCAGCAGGTGCATAGTTCGGACCAGGATCATACAAATCACCATTTTCAGGATTGCGTCTGAGATTAGATACTGTGCCATCATCATTGATAACTGGCAATCCGCTGTTGTTTCTTATAGCCTGTGTTTGTTCAGCGGTCCTGACTGTAGCATTTGTGCCTTCTGTGGGATCAGATTCTATAGTTGGCGTGGCTTTGGCATTAGTGCCTGATCCTGAGCCAGCGGGTGTAATTCGTCCAGTAGGTGTAATTACTTGCTGACCTTTAGGAGGCAAATTAGAATTAGCACCTTCATCGCGGGCTAGATTAGCGTTAGTCACAATGTCACCAGCACTTGCTGAAGCAAGTACTGATTTTAACTCTGCTTCAAGTGCTAGAATTTGCCCCGGAATAGTTGCAACTTCTTCTGTGTATCTTGCAATAATAGCCCGGTTGCTTTGTAAATTTCTGTCTAGATTTGACAGGCCGTTACGAGCGATTCGTAATCTTTCTCTTAGTCGAGCGATCTCACTAGTGATATCTTGTGCTGTGGCCATATGTTAGAAACCTAACACACTTCTTAGCGTGGTAATTTTGGGTAGATAGATTGTGACGCCAGCCTTGAAGTCCAAAGGAGGTGCTGTAAGTGTATTGGGGTTGCGTTGATAAAACACCCACCATAATTCAGCAGAGTCATACAAGTCAAATGCCAGCAAGTCGGGTCTATACTGATAGGTTTGATTGATCAACATCAGTTGATCGTCGGCCTCTTTAGGAATGGCTCGATTGGTCATCACGTCCAAGAAAAACTGACTATATCCAGTATTATAATAGGCGCTGGTTGCGGTATAAGTTGACATTACCAGAATCCTCCTTTGAGTTGATTGCCATTGTTGTATTGTCGATTATCAAACACTTTGCTGACCTGTTGACGACTCTGCATCGGGTAAAGTGTTAGTTCAATATCTATTTTGGTTGGAACATATGTAGGCTGATTTTGCCCCAGCGTCGGTGGTGGTGGTGGATAAAACAGCGCACCTTTGTTTATGCCTTGACTACTGAACAAGTTTTGTAATCTTGCCACCGCACCCGAAATTGGATTGGTTGGAAGGTCTTGTCTGTTTCGTCGAGTCAGCATGTTGGTACCGTTTATGTTAGTGGACCTGGCACGTATGTAGTCTATGTCGCCAGGTAAACTATAATTAAAACTGGCTACTACACAAGGGTGTTGTGCAAATTGATATTCTCCCAGTCCTGTTAGATAGACCAAGGGAGGAGGAGCGCCACGATTGGGATCTTGGCCGTAGAACATTTTGGTCGCTGAGCGAAAGAAATGTATCACAGCCAAGAGGTAATCTGCTTCTGCACTATCCTGTGCTGTGAATGTGGCACTCAATGAAACCTGATCTGCATAACTGCCTTTGTAAAAATATCCTTTATAGTTGCTGTGTGTAAGAGCCTGTGCTTCATAGTCAGCCTTGTAGTTGAGCATGATTTTGGGAGTGTATGGGAATATTACTCCATCTGTTTGCCGCAACGGCAACAAGATACCTGGGTTGGGTGCATTGTATAGATAGGTAGCACCTGGTGCCAATTGTAATCTCACACGCCAGTCACCGTTGTTGACCACTCGCTTTTGTGCGGCTAGTACTGCCTGTTGTTGTGCCAACTGGCGACCAACCTGTGTTTGAATTGCTGAGTTTTCAGCGGCTGTGGTGAATGGTGCTGCCGGGAAAATTGGTGTGCCGTCAGCATTAACTGGATTGCCTGCGGCATCAACAAATCCACCACTGCCATTAGGGTCCGGCAACACAGGACCAAATGCCTGGCCATCAACTGGTGCGGCTGTTCTAGTTGGGTTAATCACTGTGGCAGTGATCTGTTGGGGTCCTATAAAACTAGGATCACTATTGACTTCAACAACAGGAACATTTGATCCTGCTGTGGTGGCCCGGTAACTGGCTGAGTTAGTGTCAATAGATGCTTCGTTGAATTGAATTGTTTCTTGTGTGGTAGCAATGTAGGCTTGATTTTCGTTGACGCTTTGAGTTTGATCAAAGACATTTTGCACTTGAGCGGCGTTGTTGGCTTCCAGTACTGCTCGACGTTCTGCACTGATGTTGGGATCGGCTAGTTCAGCATTGTTCTGTGCAATGTAACTTTCACTGTCTGCAATTTTTTGTTGTGCTGACTGAATTGTTTGCGTGGCTGTTGCTATTCCATCTTGGCCTCGAGAGATTTCAGCGGCTGCCTGATCAATGTTAGTGAGATAAGGATTAGGAGACTCAGCATTGAGTCGGGCGGCCGCGGCCGCTGTCTGTTGATTGGCGGCGGCTATTGCGGCACCAGTGCCATTGTCGACTGTGGGGGCAAGCCCGTTTACGAATGCAGGGTTAATGCCTCTTGTGACTTGTGCTGTTTGTGCGGCATCAAGGATAGTTAATCCGTATGCATCTTGTGTGGGCGAGGCTGCCTTTGATGTCAATGCCGACAAAGATCTTTGTACCGTTGCTTGTTGTGCGTAAGGATTTGCAGCCGGTGTTTTAGCAGTCAATGCTGACACGGCTTTTTGCACCGTGCTGGTGGTTGATGCCGCAACATCTTTGATTGAGTTAAAGAAATTGCTGGTGCTGGGCAAACTAGTCAGTGGTGATCCAGGAAGTTGTGGTATGCCAAGTCTGGCACGTATGTAAGGGTCCGTAGGATCTGCTCCACCAAGATTTTGTATTTGATCAGGCGTCAATCCCAAATAAGGATCAGGTACTGCGGCAGCAGGATTGAATACGCTTTCTTGTACTTCTTGGCGCGGATCAAAAACATTTTCTGTTACAGCATCGGGATTTTGTACAGTTTGTCCAGGATAATTGTCGTCCCACCAGCCGCCGTCGCCTGCTAGACTTTGATTTTGTCCATAGAAATTTTCGCCTCCTTGAGCATCAGCATCGGCGTTGTACAAAAATTCATCGCCATCATTGGCCACAATAGCATCTACGTTTAGCGGTTCGATTGAGATAAAATTCTCTTCATCCATGTTTGTTCCTTGACCCTGTATTTAACCAAAAAATTAACTGGTCCGTTTATAAAAGGTTGACAACTAGTACAAATGTGCTACAATAAGTAATATTTTAAAGGAATCCCCAGTCAATGACTGCAACTATCCGTGCCACACCCAAAACCAACTATCTCAACAACAGAGATATTCTCAAAGAGATACA